ATCCAGGCTTTGTAAGATAAAAGCCCTCTAGCTATGGGGGCAGCTAGAGGGCAGGAGGCTTGCAATACGGCCAAGGGAGGAGGCCATGAGCCACACCCTAACGCATCACGATAAACGCTACAATACCTAAAATTGAGAGCGTTAAAATCAAAAGAGCATGTCCATGTATTGGACTACTTCCGCTTCCGTCATGTCTTTACCTTTAGACCATTTAGTCCAAAATTGCCATAGCGGCTTGTTTACAATCTCGCATGGTTCGTCGCGGGGGATATCGGGTATGGTGCACTGGAGCGCCTCATATTGCTCTTGAAAATATTCTTTCATTTTAGACATAGAAGTACCTCAATGATTGTTGTTACTAATATTACAAATGCCGATTCTTCGTTCTTCATATCTGATTCCACTTATTATGGTTGTATGGTCGCGTTTAAAGACGCGCGCTATTTGTGTGTAGGTCTTGTCGGTTTCTTTGTGCGCGCGATACATGGCCTTGCGGCGCACTGCTATAACGCGCAGGGTGTTGTTGTAGTCTATGAGGGTTTCATAACTTAACCCCGCCGCTTTCGCCTCCTCCGATATTATTTGTTTGATTGTTTTCATCGGTCGCCTTCATATTAAATGCAAAATTAAGAGCGCTTGCTACTGTCGCCAATGCGCGCAAGTCTGCCTGTTGCACATACAGGCGCATGATCGGCGTTTCTTTAGCGTCGCACTTATAGATGATGACGCAGCTAGTCTTATCGGTCTTTATGGGCTTTGCTTTCATGCGCCCAGGATGATCGCAAAATAGGTCAAGGTGTAGCATTTTTTAATCTTTCTAGTTCTTCTTCTAGTTGACCATTCCGCTGAGATAAAGCCATTACAAGATCGTGTAATTCCCTATACCGAAAGTCTTTTCTCTCTTGTAATATTTGATCATTGTATGATCGTTCTAGATCAGCGTTACGCTCCTCTGCGGCTATTGCGCGGGCTTCTATCTCGATAGGCTTTGAATAATCTTTTTCCATCTCTGCCATGTTATATTTTAGTTGCGCGTTTTCTTGTTTTACTTTCTTTAACTCGCGCAATAACAAGATAGGCTTGTTAAGTTGGTTTATAACATCATCGATAGGATCAGTTTTTCGCATGACGCAACCTTTTCAATTCTTCTTCTAGTCTGCCATTACGTGCGGACAGCTTTGTTATTATATCTTCCATCTCATCCACGTTGCCGTATTTGCTGTCCCAATAAGTAAGGAACTCTCTTAAATTTGCGTTCTCTTGCCGTAGTTTTTTTAACTCGCGCAATAGTAAAATAAGATCATTTAGTTCATGGATTTTAGTATCTATTGGATTAGTTTTTCTTAGCGCGCGCATGGATTTCCCCTTCTATCAATTCGCGTCTTGTATCGTCACCCTCACCCTGTAACATCAGCTCAAGCGCTGGGGTTGATAGGCGATAAAGTAAACATAGAAAGTCATACATGATCAGCCTCTCTCTATTAGGTAAAGTATGGTTATAATGGCGGCGGGTATAGCTAGGCTAACGCTCGCCGCTAGCCCTATTAGGTAAAGCGCTTGCTTCATATGTCCGCCTCATATGCTGCGTCCATTTCACAGGCTTCAAGCAAATGCTCATCGTCTATTAGCGCGGCATATATCAGTTTATAAAGCCAGTGGTCTTGCGATAGGTTGAGCGCTGGGACGCCCGCTTTAATGCTGTTTAATGTTATCGACGTGATATCGATATCAGTAATCCAGGGTTCAAAAATCCCTACATCGGGTTCCGCTTTTGCTATGTTATAGTCTACGTCAATCTCGCCCGCGACCATGACGGAATAGTTTTTGATTAGCTCAAGCTCATCGAAGTAATATGTAAATTTCATTTTATCCCCCTTAGTCGTTTTCAGCCGATCGTTCCCAGTCATACCGCGCGCTATGTTGGCGCTCTGCTTCATTGTCGTACTCTTCTTGCATAGTGTGCAAGGCGTCGATTAGATGCCACGGCAAGGGCGCGGGTTGATTGTTTAATATCTTTATGAGCGCCTCGACCGCTTCGTGTTCTAGTGATAGCTCGATCATTTTAGCATCCCCTTCAATTCGGCTTTAATTCGGCGCGCATGCTCGCCGCGCCACGTCGAGGCGTTACATAAAAAATAGCGAACAATTGATTCGCCGCTATCATAACCATAGGGTTGATTAATATCGTCTAAAGTTTGCATGGCGCGAATATATGGTATCGCGCCAAAGTATGGGCTTTCCCAATATTTTCTAATCTCGCCCGCTATCTCTCTTAGTGTTCTCATAATATAACCCCTTCTTGTATTGCGACGCGCATTGCACGTATTGCTTCCGGCGTTACCGCGCCGCCATGTTTGACGGAACCTTGCTTAAACCGCATGCCGAACAAGCGACCGCGCTCATATGCCCATTGTTCATTTAGTGTTGAGCCTGCGTCATAATTAAACGGTTTACCTTCTCGCGCCTCTTTAACGCCGCGATTGAATAGCGCGGTCTTCATAACCGATTTAAAAGAGACCGTTGACGTTTTGACTTGCTGAATCATTGCGAGCGCGCCCCCTTAAATAGCATTTTATGCCTTGGCCCCCAGGATGTGATACAATCATCAGCAACCCACAAATAAAGGCCTGTGAATATTAAATTCAATTCGTCATTGTAGAATGGCCCATTGTGCCATGCGTCAAAAGTACTCATTATGCCGCCCTCCCTACTCTGAACCCGTGCAGATTAATCACGATATCTTTTTTACTATTGCTGCTATTGCCGGCGCATAGCCCGCACTTGTCGCAAGATGTGCGCGCCCCGTTTTCTTTAGCTGCAGGGCAACCAATTTCATTTGAGGCTTTAACGTCTTTAGATTTTTTGGCTCTAAATGTGCGCCATCCGCAAGCGCTTGCTAGCAAATGGTCGCTCTCGCTCTCACAGCTAGCCATACATAGCAGCGCGAAAGCCTGGAAACGCGGGTCTCGCCATTGGTGGCTATAGCCTGTGATTTTTTTAGCTTTTAACGTCGCGGCGCGCCAAATCTGGAACGGTACAGCAGCAGGGTCGCCATAGGTGCCAAGGCGAAAAGCGCTCCCGTCGAATAGCGCGGGCAATAGCGCGGGATCATAATCCACGCCAGGGCGAGCATAGCGCTTGCGCTCATAAGCGCCATAAACACTATAAACGCTCTTTGCTACGTCAACGTAGCATTTACCGCCTTTGAATGGTCGCTGGGGGCAATCGCCGCATATGCTAGCGTCGCGACCGTCTTTTAATGCAGCTATCGGATTGACATCGGCGCGAATAATAAAAGTCTGAACCATTGCGCCGGTCTTAGCATTGGCGCTAGCCACGCCTATGCGGTTTGCAATAGCCACGATAGGTGCGCCATCGATAGCGCTTGGCCCTTCATATAATATAATGCCGGTAAATTGATTGCGCTTTAACGCAAGGCGCAAGGCGTTTAAATCTTGTATCATTTTACTTTCCCTTCATTAGGACAAATAGACAGTAGGACACTAACACAGTTTTTTTGTTAGTCAATAGGCTCTATTACCAGTGTGCTTCCGCGGTGCAGGTTCGCATAGCGTATGCCGATCTCGATGGCTTCCTCGCGTGTGGCGCATATGCCGCTTTCGACTAGCGCGTGATATTTATTTAATACTTGGAATGTATACATGGCTTAGTTTCCTAGTTTAACGAGGCCAAAGCAATCGTCATTCAGGCTATGGTAAAGATCAGCATTTTTGAGCGCCGATAGATAACCCGCGAAAGCCCGCGCGCTCATCTCATCGGGGCGCGCGTTATCGAGATATACTAGGCCCCAACGTGTTCCGTCAGGGCGCTCTTCCTCTCGCTCTGCACATGCGCGCAAGGTAACAAGTAGAAGCTTTGCAGTGGTTGATAACATTATCTTGTCTCCTAAGATGAGAGGGGCGCGCAAGCGCCCCGTTTTGCGTCAAGGCCAAAGAACGATTGACCAGTATAAGAATAATCCTTCGTTCTGATTCTTGATTTTATCCGCGACGTAATAGCGCCAGTTGCTTTCGTGATACATGGTCATGCCCTTTTGTGTTTTGATGATTAGACTTTAACACAGTTTTTTTGTTAGTCAATAACTTTTTTGGCAAAAGCAAATTATTTTTGTTTGTTGGTCTTGTTTGGTCATGTTTTGGTTATTGTTTTGGGGTTGAATGACCCAAACGTAAGCGACTAATATTGCGGGCTAAAGTGGCAAGCTTGGTCTTATTGGTCTTTTTTATATTAACTAGTTAAAAAAAAAATAATGTATACATATATATGTAGGTGTGTATACAATCCTCCATATTTGGCGCGATTTTTTTCCGATGACCAAAAGACCAAGATGACCATAAGCCCCCTCTCTGCTACGTCATTCTCTCCCCATGTTTACATTCTCCCTGGTAGACGTGTTGACAATCTCCAGGCGAGCACGAATGCGACCTTGAAACACATGACCAAAATGACCAAGACATTTGTCGACAATTGAATGACAACTTAGTTTATGTAAACATGTTGACATTGGTTTACATTCAGTTCAGTTTACATTTGTCTACATTGACTGATTGTATACGGGGGGTCTGGGCCTTGGGGAAGGCGGGAAATCGTGGGCAGGGATTACTCAAACTTTTTTTTATTTTAAAAATGTGCTAATAAAGATTCTATGTTTGAAAGTTTGCCATACGAGCCTCGTAAAATAGAGGCCACAGAGAAGAATCTCGAACTGATCTACGAGGCCGCGCGTAAAGGACTCAAGGGCGACGCGCTCGCGTTAGCTGCCGGCATGCTGCCGGTTGAGTATCGCCGGCTGGTGCAGTTCGATCCTATTGCTGAGTATGCGGAGATCAAAGGCCGCGCAGACGGCGAGATGGAGATGACCGGCGTCTTACGCACAGCCGCGTTAAACGGCGACACTAAAGCAGCGCTCGACATATTGAAGCATGTGCATAAGTGGACTGCGCCGCAGTCGATGCAGATCCAAGTCGAGCAACGCATATCTATCTTAGCGGCGCTTGAAGAAGCGCAGACCAGAGTTATTGAAGGGCAGGTATTGGATGCAAGTGCCGATTTACTCAGCGGAAGAAGAACAGAAGCTGATGGCAACGCTCTGGAGTCCGACGCTCAAGAACGACCCGCTCGCGTTCGTGCGACTGGCCTTCCCGTGGAAGAAGCCTGGGACACCGCTTGAACACTTCGAAGGCCCGCGCCAATGGCAGCGCGAGGTTCTGATCGAGCTGCGCGAGCACATCAAAGCGAACAACGGCAAGATAGACTTCGAGACATTGCGGCTTGCAGTCAGTTCAGGGCGCGGAATTGGTAAGTCCGCCCTCGTAAGCTGGCTAACAATCTGGATGCTGACGACACGAATAGGTTCTACCACAATAGTTTCAGCCAACTCAGAAGCGCAGCTCCGCAGCGTCACTTGGGCTGAGATTACCAAGTGGTTGAGTATGTCGATACACAGTCACTGGTTCGAGGTGTCCGCGACGCGGGTGCTACCGGCGAAGTGGATAGCGGAGTTGGTCGAACGAGATCTGAAAATGGGAACGCGCTATTGGAGCGTAGAAGGGCGGTTGTGGAGTGCAGAAAATCCAGACTCTTACGCTGGCGTGCATAACTTCGCGGGTGTCATGTTGGTATTCGATGAGGCGAGCGGAATTGATGATAGTATCTGGTCAGTTGCAGCGGGCTTTTTTACGGAAAATACCCCTAATCGCTTTTGGTTGTGCTTCAGCAACCCCCGTCGTAACTCTGGTTACTTTTATGAGTGTTTT